CTGCCAGAACTGGCAGAGCGTCGATTCTTAGATCAGGCATCCAACATCCTCACAGAACAATCTTGAAACCGTCTTGCTGCAACAGAAAGAAACCGTCCTGCTGCAACAGATACGAAACAACCAAATCTAAAGCAAAATTGAGCAAACCCGAATTGTACTCGGTACCATTCGCAGCAACCTGCTCCTGGGTTCGCCCCGCATTCAAACCCTTCATGCCAAACGTTGCATCACCGCCACCATTGGCCGCAGCCCAATCAAAGATGGCGTCATTCAACGACATGGACTAGACCGTGGGTTCAGCGTTCGGCACCCGATACACACCATAAGCAGCCAGGAACGCCAAAAGAACACCAACGCCCTCAGAGGCATTGATGTTACCGTCAACCAGTGCCGTGGTGGCAACAGCCAAAGCGGCCGACAAAGCCACCAGAGCCTTACGAAACATTGCGACAGTCATAGTGCCTTTCAAAACTTTTTGAATAAAACGGGGTGTGGGCGGCAACCCGAAAGTTGCCGCCCACCCAAAACCAACCTAAAGGATCAGGTTGCGCCCGTGATCTTACCAAGGTACCGGCGACCATCAGTCGTAAAAGTACCGTAGTTCAGAACCATACCGTACTTGGCGTCCTTGTCGTAAGGCTGGATGAAGCCGTTGAACTTCATCCACTTACCATCAAGACACGTCAGATTGATGTGGTTGCTGTTCAGGAAATACCATTCAGCAGTCGGGCAGAACTCCGACCACACAACAACACCGGCCTTGTGGAGCAGGTTATCGAAACCCGCCTTGCCAGTGTTCGCATCCGTGAACCGCTGATTGACCAGCAACAGGCCCTCATACTTTTCGTACAGTGCCTGAGTCGTGATCTCAAAGTCACACTTGTCAGTACCATACGAAACCGAGTTGTAGCTGTGAGCCAAAGCTGCCAAAGTCAGCGCACCACCAAGAGCGGTGAGGTCCGACCGCCACCAAGTGGAAGTACCACCATCAATACCAGCAAAGCTGCCGGTCCCAACAATACCGGCCAAACCAACCCAGTCCTTCGCACCAGTCGACCAAGGCTTACCGGACACAACCGAACCGGTAGCGTTGAACAGCATGTCCTCAAACGTTTCCGCAGCCGTCATCTCAGCATTAGAAGTCTTCGTCTGAAGCAGCTTGATAACCGCCTTGTCACCCGAGTTACGTGCCTCTTCCAAACCCGAAATCGGGATGTAAATGGCCGACTGACGCCACGCATACGTGGCAGTGTCGATGATCTCATCAACCAGCGGGGTCAGAGTATCGTAACCAGAGTAGTTCTGGAACGTCGAGTTAGTAGCACCCATCACCGGGATAACAGCGTTGCGGCCACCCTGTGCATCAATCTTCGCCCGGCGCTTCAGGAAATCCAGTGCAGCGGTACGCTTAAAAATGTTGTCAGTGGCCTTGCCACTCGTAAAGTACCGCTCAAGGGTGGTACCGACAATGTTGTCTAGAGCCATGATTTTTCACCTATCAGTCAAAAAATGTCAAGATGACCTATTCATCTCGATCTCAAACAAATCACTGATCGTATCAAAATCGTCCACACTAACCTCACCGGCAGCATAACGCTTAGTCACCGTCGAAGAAGCAGACTTCTTCGCCGCCAACCGTGAAGCATCATCATCAGACTTCCGGCCCGATGCAGCATCCGCTGCAATCTGGGCGACCGTCGAAGCGGTCTTCCCACCGGCAATCAAATTACGCCCCGCCCAAACTGAAGCAGCCGTACTCAACGAAACGTTATCCGCTGTAGCAATCTGCAACACTTCAAGCTCATCCATCTTATAACCCGCATCCGAAAACTGGGATTTTAGCCCAGCCATCTCATTTTGAGCTTCCTGCACCAAACGCTCATGCGTTCGCTGCCCACTCTCAGCCCGAAGACCTTGAATTTCGTTCTCGTAATGATCTGTAACCGACGCAAGCTTCTGATCGAAAGCACGCATAATTTGTGCAGTCTCCGGGTCCAAATCCTCGTAAGGATCGGCAACCGGTTCCTGCACCACACTGGGAGAGTTTTGGATTCCGAAAGCCTGACGGAACGCTTCCAGCGTTCCTTCGGGGTCCCGGTTAAACGAGTCCTGAACATCTTTTGCCCAGTCAACCAGTTTAGCATCCGCTGCCAGTGCAGCAGTCTTCTGACTGTAATCTTCTCGCATCATGCCATTATCCATTGCTTGACGCAATGTCATGGTGACATCTTTGCCTTGGACTTTGACAGTCACATTCTGGTCCGAGTGTTCGGTCCAGTCAAAAGTTTCGGCCACTACAGACGCTTCGGGCACCTCATCGGTGTTATCCGTGTCATCGGCCAAGTCGTCTTCTGGTGTTTCATCTGAGTCGGCCCCGGCATCGGGGTTCTCGACAACAGGTTCAACGATTGCGGTTACCTCAGAATCTTCGTCCTGGGCAACGGCCTCGTCAAACATTTCAGCCAGGTCAGCGCTCAATTGTATCTCCATCTTTAGGCAGGACTTGTGTGTACAAGTTTGTCTGTCTTTATCTACTTATAACGAATCTTGTTCCAAACACACAAAAACCACCCCTTGTGGGGGTGGTCGTCGTGTGCAACACTCCAGGAATCTGTTGCAATTTATTCAAAAAGCCGGGATCATCCGACCAATCGAATCAGGTCGCAAGCGCCGACAGCCAAGCCGCAGCCGCAACCTTGGTAACAATCAGCAAGTCACCGGCGGCGGCGGTAGCAACCGTACCGGCAATGGTATCAGTACCAGTCTTCACGACGGTAGATGCACCGGCACCAAGCTGGATAACCTGAATCTGGGTGCCAATCGGGAACTCGACCGAACCGACAGCCGTGCCACTCAGTGGGAGGGTGACTTCGACAGCCGAACCGTGGCTGGTGGTGATAATGGCATTCTGGTCGAATGCGGTGACCGCAACGGCGGCACCGGTCGTGGCCCGAAGGCGGGTGGAAAGCACGGGAGTAGGCATAATCTGCTCTTTCTACACTACAAGTACACGTCCCAAGGGTTGGGGCGCAGAACGGATTGCCCAGGTGGGTTTTCCGGTATTCAAAAGTGTGCGTTATGCACACTTTTGGTGGCAGCGGCAGGATTCGAACCTGCGTTTTTCGGGATATGAACCCGACGAGATAACCACTTCTCTACGCTGCTAAGATTGTAGCACCAGTGTAAGGTAACGATCCCTACTACACGGTGTTGGAGACCGTGGTGCACCCTGTGCTCACTGGTAAAACCTTGCCCTAAACAGAAATATTTCCAGGTACGGGCATCTGTGGCGGCTGCACCATCGGCGGACCGCCGCCGCCCTCGGCTTCCGGGGGCATCGGGGGCGGCAAACCCGGCCCCATAAACTTCTCCGGATTCTTGAAGCCATTGAGCTTCAGAACCTCAGAAATGAAATACTGGTCATTCAACAAACCGGAACCAATCAAAGCGCCAAACGACTCCATCAACCTGGACGCCTGCTGCAACCGGAACGACTCATTCAACGGCTGAGTCGAACCCGCCTCAACCTTGAACACAAAACTGCCACGCAAATCGGAACCCGTGTACTGAACCCAGTTCACCGCATCCACATCATCCACAATTTTGACGACCGCTTCGGTATCCATGTACCGTTGCGACAACCAAATCATGTCCTCAGCAATATCACCCATAAACGTCTCGACCTTGTCCAACTTGTCGGACAACCGGGAGTTTGACTGGTCCTGCATAACCCCGATCTCCGTAGCGGAGCGTCGGATGGCGGATTCGCCGCCACGGGCGAATTCGCCGATACCGGAAACAGTGTTGATATCGGCCATAGCTTTCTGATCTGCCTGATACCACTCGGGTTGCAAACCCATCGAAGACACCTGCTGGAACACATCCGAAAACGGCAAATCCTTAATGACCGGGATCATCACATTGTCTTCACCGGCACGCAAAGCTTCCACACCGTCATTACCCAACGCAGCCTCACGGAACAACGTGATACGACGGCCACGCTTCCGGTCGTTGATCTGTGCCGTACGGGTCTGGGCCAACTCTAGTTGTAGCGGGAAGATGGTTTCGACGTCACCCATCGGGTACAAACGTTCCGGGACCTCATAGTTTTCAATAAACCGGAACGGGTGCCCCTTGCGGAACATGTTGGCAGGCTTCGGATCAACCAGAAACCCGTCCGTACCCTCAGCGAACGTACAGGTTTTGCCTTCTACCAGATCATAGTATTCCCAGATTTCAACAAACCCGTTCTTCGAAGAATCCTCCGTGTCAACATCGGTCACATCAACCTTGTCACGGGCCTTCGAAAGACGCACCGTCTTCAAGGCGGTGCGGACCTTGGTGTTGTAATCCGGGTTGGCCTTGGCCTTGCTTAGTGGGACGAACGATCGGTGGGCGATCCACCGTGCATCCTCCAAACGTGTTGCGTCCGGGTCGACAAACATGTCGAACGGGGAAACACGGGTCACCAAAGGAGAATCTTTGGTGACCATCTCACGAGACTCAGGCAACGACTTAATCAAATCGGCATCTTCAGGGAACATTCCGACAGAATCCGGGGACTGCTGGACCGCCTGATACTTTTCGGTTAACGCCTGCTCAGCCAACTGTTGGAACTCTTCCGGTGTAAACCGGACATCCTCCGTGACGGTCTCCCAAGTGACCTTGCCCCAGCCGTGACCGACAATGACAAAGTCTTTGACGGACTGGCGCACCTGACGTTGCACCTGTAGTGCACGCCACTGGGAATTGACGACCGCCGTTGCTAGTGCGGCCGGTCCTGCATCCTCTTCTTGGGTGGGTTCGCAGTCAATTTTGGGGTTGGAAATGGCAATCGACGGAACGATGACGTTCACGGTCGAGAAAACCATGTTGGGCACCACAACATCTTCAAAGTCTTCAAGTTCAGTGTACGGATACTTGTTGGAATAGACCTTGATGTAGTCGGACCAGCGTTCGTCCTGCTTTTCGGCTACACGAACCCGTTTTGCGTCTTCGATGCATGTGCGATACTTGCCCAGCAACTCTTTCTTGCCTTTTGGTGCGCTACCGGAGGCCGAATTGGTCCCGTTATTGTACGCATCGTACATGGAGACCCCTGATGTATCGCTCATGCCACTTCATTTCTCCCAAATATGCCGGGATGATAGTTTCTACAACGCCAGTTTAGTTGGCTTTGCCAAAAGGGTCTGCTTCAAACGTTCGGTCTGCCCCACAGTCGGCGTAAAAGCGCCCTCACCGTTCTTAACCGGGACCGGATCATGCCCTTTGGACCGTGCTTCGGCAACCGTATGACGGTTGTCCGATGCGATTGTGCCCCCTACTAGGCTCGTCCCGTGAAAGGATTCCCGGCCTCCGGAGAAACCGAACCGGGCACCCTGGACTCTGCATCGAAAGCACGACTCAGGGCTGGCTGACTCCAAGTTGAATTTTGATTCGGGAAGTT